AGCTTGTACTCCGCAACCGACAAATGCTCGGTGGTGCTGCCCTTTTCACCACGCTCCAAATCATAACACGGGCGGTAATGAAATCATAGTATTCATCTTGCAAACGTGAATAGCTGTCACGTCCTTTCCAGAACTCAGAACAGTTGATACGCTTGCAGGGGGTGCCCTTTCTGTCCTTGCCATTTATGACGGGAATGAATGCGACGTGCATATGGGGCGTAGCCTCTACCACATCAGAGAGAACATACTGTTCACCACCAGCCTTTGAACAGACAAAATCGTAGGCATGACTGAAAAACTGCCTTGTACGTTCATCGCCCAGACGGTCGAAGAACTCCTTGTCGGAAGTAATGACAAATTCGCAGAGAACAGTACTTTGCTTTTTGCCCTGTAAACGCAGGTTACCTTTTAACTCCTGTCGGGTGCGTATACTTTCAAATTCCTGAAGATAGGATTCCGCTTGGATTTTCTTCAGGTGATGATTTTCGGAAGTTCGCAACGGGTCGATGTCCTTGTTGCTGTAATTATGGTTAAGCCGTTCATTGTGTCGTTCAAGGAGAGGTACTGCGCCGACCTTGTGATTTTCATTTCTGATAATTGCATAGCTCAATGTTTTTATCTCCTTTTTCCGTTTTGGAAACTTTCAGGGGTAACATAGTTCTAACCCACTAGGACTATTTGGCAGGAAAATAGTCTGTGGGCAAGCAGTTCCTCTTGGTCCCTTTTTTGCGGTCACAGACCGCAGGAGAAGCAGAGGGATACCCTCTGCATTTTGCGACGATATGCGACGATGTGACGATGTGACGATGTGACGATGTTTTCAGCACCGCATCCACTGTCATAAATATCGTCACAACCGTCGCACATCGTCACGGGTTTGTGTATTGAGATGATAAGGGTCAACCATTCGCCGAATATCCATACTATCCATCACGCCGCACCTCCCAGATATTCCAGCAGCGCCGCCTTGCTGACAAGTATCTTTCCACGATTACCTTGACCTGTACGGATATGGGGCAGCTTGTCCTGTACAATGAGCTGACGGACAGTATGTTCGGACAATCCTCTGACCGCCTCGGTGCATTCTTTAATCGTCAGCATTTCCACTGGCTGTTCCTTGGCGGAAACCATAATTGACGGAGCGTTGTCCTCAACCTCAATCATCGTATTCAGCAAAGCGACCACCTGTGCGATAAGCTCCTGTTTTGTTTTTCTTGTCATAATTTGTACCTCCGTTTGTTTTATTTTCGAGAGCAGTAAAAGCACCTCTCATAAGTACCTACAAAAACGGTTGGTTTTTTAAGTCTTTTTTCGCAATTTTACAAAAGTCTGTATAGCTGCATAAAATCAACATTATTTGATTGGTACTTTTGATTCCCTTCACTTATAAGGAAAAAAACAAGGCTTTTTTACAGGGGAGTTCTGAATATTTTTTGCAATTTCTCTTATTTTTACAAAAGAATATTATTTGAG